AGCGTATCAGTACATACGTCCGATCCTGACGGCCAACGGGGGCTGGGCCCTCTTTATTTCTACTCCTAGAGGAAAGAATCATCTTTGGTCTCTCTATCAGTTAGCAAAAGAATCACCCGATTGGTTTAACTACAAATTAACTATTGATGATACTAATCACATTGCTCTTTCTGAAATAGAAAAAGAAAGAAAAGATGGAATTATGTCCGAAGATATGATACAGCAAGAGTATTATACTTCTTTTGAAATGGGTGTTGAAGGGGCCTACTATAGTCGTTATATTGATAGGTGTAAAAGAGAAGGAAGAATTAGCGATGTTCCTTGGGAAGCAGGATTTAAAGTACATACAGCTTGGGATATTGGCGTTAGGGATCAAACTTCTATTATATTTTTTCAATCTATTGGCCAAACGGTTCGAATAATTGATTGTTATGAAAACTCTAAGCAGGGCCTAGAACATTATGCTGAAGTTCTTGCGAATAAACCTTATCTGTATGGTACCCATATTGCTCCTCATGATATTAAGGTCAAAGAATGGGGTTCGGGGATCACGCGTATTGAAAAAGCGCGGCAACTGGGAATAAATTTCACCATTTCTGGAGATTTTTATATTACCGATGGGATTGAAGCTTGTCGTTCTCTATTTTCTAAGATATGGATTGATCAAAGTAAATGTGAACCTCTTATTAAGGCTTTAGAAAATTATAGGCAAGAGTATGACTCAAAGAAAAAAGTATATTTACCGAGGCCTCTCCACGATTTTTCTAGCCATTATGCTGATTCTTTCCGTTATCTTGCTGTTTCTTTACCTAAAACCGCCGATCAAATAAGTGCTCAAGAAATAGAAGCTAAATACCAAGAAGCTTGTTATGGAACAGAATCAAATATGCCTACATTTTTTAAAGATAACTATCAAAACGGAGTTTATTAATGCTGTTTCCTCAATTTGACAACGATTTTTACGCATATCAAACCGATGATGATAAAGACATTCATGCCAGGATGGAGCAATCGTATGCAGAGTCTATTACTATCAACCAATCATTTTGGTCCGAGGCTGATATCGACTCTCGATTTAAAGCAGGAGATCAAACCTTATGGAATGATATTTACGGAAATTTACCAGCCTTTCGTAGACGAGTTTTTAATTTCAATAGAATAAGACGCGTCTGCAATATGATTACTGGCTATCAACGCCGTAATCGAAAGTCTACAATTTGTATTCCCATTCATGACACAGATCAACAAACAGCAGATCAATTTTCAAAAGTTCTTATCTGGGCGATGAATAAAGATAATACTTTAAGCACATTATCTGAAGCTTTTGATGGAGCTATTACTACTGGAATGAATTTACTGTCAGTATGGATGGATTATAGAGGAGATCCAATCAATGGAGATATTCGTGTTGATAACGTGTCTTATAATGGTTATCTTATTGATCCTTTTTTTAAGAAACATGACTTAAGTGACTGTAATTTTCTTTGGACTAGAAAGTGGATGACAAAACAACAGATTAAGTCATTGCTTCCAGATAGAAAAAAAGATATTGAATCTCTTTGGGCAAATAGCTCTAGAGATGGAAAGTTTCAATTTATGCCAGAATCTTACAACTATGGAATGAAGAATCTTCTTACATATGATGAATATTGGTATCGGGATTTTCGAACCCAAGAGCTTTTAGTCGATACAAAGACTGGAGAAACCATGGAATGGAAAGGGAAAAAAGAAGATCTCGATATATTTTTATTTAAACATCAAGAGTTAACAACGATAGAAAATGAAATTCAAACTACAAAGGTGGCTATCTGTGTTCAAGGTAAAGTATTTTACAATGGACCAAATCCCATGGGTATAGATCAATATCCATTTATTCCTGTTTTAGGCTATTACGAACCTCAGTTGCCTTACTTTCCTTGGAGGATTCAAGGAGTTGTTAGGGGATTAAGAGACGCTCAATATTTATATAATCGAAGAAAGGTTATTGAACTCGACATTCTTGAATCTCAAATAAACTCTGGTTTTAAATATAAGGCTGATGCTCTAGTCAATCCAAAAGATATATTCCTACAAGGACAGGGAAGAGGTCTTGCTCTAAAACAAGAAGCTAATATGTCTGACGTTGAGCAAATTCAAGCACCGGCTGTTCCATCTTCAATGATTGAACTATCAAAGATTCTTGGAGAAGAAATTCAACAAATATCTGGAGTGAATGAAGAATTGCTTGGAAGCGCTACAGATGATAAAGCAGGTGTTCTTTCTATGCTTCGTCAAGGAGCTGGTCTTACAACATTGCAAACTTTATTTGATCAGTTGGATGCTTCTCAAAAACTTCTTGGTAGAATCTTCATGGATCTCATTCAAACAAACTTTTCTCCTGGAAAAATTCAACATATTATTCAAGAGCAACCAACTCTTCAATTTTATTCAAAAGCATTTGGCCAGTTTGATTGTACTGTTGAAGAAGGAATGTACAATGCAACACAAAGACAACTTCAGTTCCAACAATTAATGGCTATGAAAGAAATTGGATTCCCAATACCAACTAATTTTCTTCTTGAAGCATCTACGCTTCAAAATAAAAAAGAGCTCTTGGAGGCGATTGGCCAAGAAGAGAATCAGCAAGCACAGCAACAAAAAATGCAGCTTGAAATGACGATTGAAAATCAAAAAGCAATCATCAAAGACCTCGAATCGAGAGCAGAGGCAAATGCGGGGCTAGCTTTGGAAAGAGCCTCGAGAGTACAAGAAAATAGGGCGCTTGCAGTTGAAAGACTTGCTGCTTCAGAAAAAGATAGAGATCTCGGGACTCTTAATCTAGTGAAAGCTATGAAAGAGTTAGATGGAATGGACATTGGACATTTACAACAATTGCTTGCAATGGCCAATGCTATCAAATCTCAAGAATCTTCGGATGAAGTTAAAGAAGATGCTCAAGTTCAAACCCCAAATGTAGAAGAATTAGCTGTAATGGCTAAAGGAGAAAAAAATGGTTAAAAAAATGAAAGGACATATTGGTCCTCACAAAATGAATAAAGCTAGTAATGATGGTCATATCAACTATGCCCCAGATAATAGAGATATCCTTGAAGGGGAAGCTAAAGGTAGAGTTCGCCTTGATGGTGGATACATGGGAATGCTAAATGAAGATAGAAATGCACCAGCAAATCTTCCTCAACAAGTAATTACTAAGTTCTATCCTGGAACTAACTCAGCTGATAGATACTATCTAGATGATACATATAATGGTATTGATGAAGATATTGAAAATTCAGTAGAACGAATCGAAAGATTCCCATCCAAAACAATGTATTAATATGGTTATGCCAAGACCTTCGGGGAAAGCTCAAAAGATTGCAGAACAAACGATTCCTGGTTTGGATAGAAACAAACATTTGGCCGTTCAAAAGCATCATAAAACTTTTCCAAACGACGAAGTAGAACTTAAAGTAGTCAAAATTAATCAAAATTTGGGTAGGTCAATGTGAAACGAGTAAAAGATCCTAATGATAGACAACCAGATACTGAACTTCTTAATAGAAGAGCTGTGGTTAAAGGATTTAACATGGCTTTAGATAATTATCCAACAGAAATGGTAGCACAAGAGCGCCATGAAAGAGAACGGACTGTTCCTTGTATGATGGATGAAGAAGATATGGAACGAAAGTACCATCACATGAAATCAGCAGAGCATAAGTTTATGGCTGAGTATCATCGTAAGAAAAAGTATAACAAAAGATAGGCATCTCTCCCTGGTTGCCGGCTAGAAGGAAAATTAAAACCCCTCCTTCTAGCTTTTTAATTAAAATAAGGAATATACAATGCCATTCAAAAGTAAGGCTCAAATGCGTTATCTTTTTTTGAAAGAACCTAAAGTTGCAGAAGAATTCGCAGCTCATACTCCAAAAGGGAAAAAACTTCCTGAGCATGTTAAAACAACTGCTAAAAAGAAAAAAGCGAAAAAGAAATGAAAAATTTATTTAAATGGGTTAATCCAATGAAAGAAAAAATGAAAGGACTTCTCAAAGAAAATCTTCATGAAGTCAAAGAAGATATAAAACAAGATAAAAAATTAGCTAAAGCATTAGGTTCAAAAGCTTCAAAAAAGAAAGAAGATCATTGTGCTTGTGCTGAAATGAAAAAAATGAAAAAGAAGAAATAGTATGCACAAAAAGATTGTTAAACATCTAAAAGAAGATATGAAAGATTTTAAAAAAGACATTAAAGAAGACAAATCTTTGATTAAATCTCTTGAGCATTCCAAAGAAGCCAAAATGGAAGATAAAGGCTATGAATGTAAAATGCCTAAGAAGAAAAAGAAATAGTTAAAGGGGCGGGAAGGCAGATCTTCCCTATTAATTATTCTAACCAAGGTATAATTAACCCCTAAACTGAACATGGAATCAAACAAGCAAATAGTATTAAAGAGAAATTTAAATGGCAAGAAAAAAAATTGTGGTGGCTAAAGGCGTTGAAATGCCTAGAGGCAAAGAAGAAAAAATAAGAGAAAAGCCAGGATCTAGCAATGTAGGTAAATACAAAAAAACTGCGCCAAAAGAGTTTTGTGGAGCTTCTGGTGGATCGAGTAAATATTCTTATCCCGTAGACACAAAAAAAAGATGCCACTCTGCTTTATCATATGCAAGGAATGCTCCTAATCCAGAAGGAATAAGAGCATGTGTAAAGAGAAAATGCAAAAGTGCTTTTAAAGGGAAATTAAAAGATTAATTTTATTCTTCTAGCATCACTTTAATCTTTTTCAATAGAATCTCCATTCTTACTAAAAATTCTTCGTTAGTAATTTCTTCCTCTTTAAGTTTAATAGTTAGCATCTTTGATTCGTTTGTAATATAAAAATGTATCTTTTCAAATTTATCTAATAAATGTACCATCACTGATTCATCCTGAGCGTAAGGTCATTCATTTTTTTAGTATATTCCTGTAATGTAATTTGTCTTTTTCTAAGTTGATCAACGAAAATATCAGACTCTCTACTTACATAATCAATTATTTGCTTTTGTAAATCGGCTACCAAAGCTTGAAGTCCTTCTTTAACTTTTGGAGATAAATCAGTATTTAATTCTTTAACTAATTCAGAAGTAATTTTTGCTTTTAATTCGGAAAAAAATTCCGGAGCATCTCTGACTTGGGCCATGGTAAAAGTTCCATTTCTAAATGGACAATTTATTATTCCTTCTGGATTAGTATCAGCTACTTGTTGTAAACTTTTTTTATCATAATATCGTCCTGACGGGCATTTTACTGGGTTTACAATCAATTCGAAAGAAATTGGGCATATGAAATTTTCTAGAATTTGTTTGTCTTCATTTAGTGATTTAAATTCTTTTATTACTTCTGTCTCGTTGTACAATTTTAACCACTTTGAATATTCTTCATAATTTTTACTACATGAATAATAATGACCCAATAACAAACCAGCTCCTCCTCCAGCAATTCCAAGAGGGGGTCCTCCAATTATAGCGCCGCCAGATGCACCTAAAAATGAAGGTACTAAATAAGGTAATACTGAATATTTAAACCATTCATAAGTAGTTTGACTCTCATAGTATTCTTTCATCTTAAAATCTTTATCTTTCGGAGTTTCTTGTAGAAATTCATATTTTTTTGAAACGCCAGCTACAGTAGACATGTGACTTCCTTTGTAAAATTTTAGAATATTCTTATAGGCAAATAATTCTTAGTTATGTCGTGGATTTTCCACAAAAAAAAACGTTTTTAGTTAAATCATAGATATGTCCTATCTCCAACCGAGGCCAAAAAGGAGTGGTAAGCATGAATCCTATTCCAAAAGAAACGGCTATATAGGTTATAATTTTCCTTCTTGTTTTCTCGGCTTCTATCATCTCCTCTCGATGTCCAGCTTCACATATTGATTTTGTAGGAGTGTAAGTTAAAGAAAATCCATATCTATTCCACAGGCTATCCTGTGGTTTATGGAGATTATAATTCATAACAAGAGTCCAATTTTTGTCTATATCCCAATATCCAGATAATCCTTCTAAGGGTTGTGACTTCCAATTACTCTCGTTCCCTTGAAGTTTTGTTCTATCAAATCCTTCCGGAAAAGAAATGTCGCTCGATTTAGTTTGCCCGATTTCTGATGTCATGTTTTTCTCTCCTAAAATTTATTTGTTAACCTAGTAAATAGTTGTATTTGAATTGGATGAAGAAGTTTGTAAAATAATTGAAGATAACCAAATAATATTCACTACTAAAGATGAAACAAGAGTAACAACTTCTATAAAATGGCAACACATATAGTCTTTAGGGTTGTATTTCTCAAAACCACCCCCTAAAAATGTTTCATTACATTTTGTTGTAAAACTAAAGTAAGTTAAAACCCAATTCAATGTTGAAAATCCAATGAAACTTAAGGGATATCCAATCATATACCCTTCATTTTTATTATAAGTGTGATTAACAAAACTGGCTGGATAAATAATTGTAGAAATATTAACTAAAAGAAGGAGTGATAATGGGGAAGAACATCTACCTTCATCATCTCTTTTTTGATATTCGCAACAATTGGGAAATCCTGAAAAATTGTATTCATGTCTAGATGGGTCATAATTTGTTGTTTGTAATGTTCCATACGTGCTCATCAATAGCCTCAATAATTAAAATTAAATGCATGCAATAAATCTTCTTTTATTTCTTCTTGTTCGTAATAACTATAGTCTTCTAGTTCTTTTTTTAGCAAAGATATTGCATCATTAAATTTAATATTTTCATCTGAAAGAATCATATCTAAAATAGCACTCATGCAAATCCTGGGTTAAGTTTATTTAATAGTTTCGCATCTTTTTAAATAATTGTATAATGTTTGTTTGCTGATGTTATACATTAACATAATTTCCTTCAATCCTAATACTTTATCATCATATAACTTTTTCATCTTTTTCATTTCTTTATCGGAAAGAATAGGTTTCCTTCCTCCACTCCTTCCTTTTGCTTTAGCAGCTTCTATTCCTTTCCTTACTCTTTCGTTAATAAGATTCTTTTCTTGTTCAGCAAGAGCTGCCATAATGCTATAGATGAACTTTCCATTAACTGTAGAAGTGTCTATTTGATGGGAAAGAATATGAATATGGATTCCTTTCTGATTCCATTCTTCAAGTTGATCTAGAAGAAAACGGTTGGACCTTCCAAGGCGATCAAGAGTTGTTACCGTGACAATATCTCCAGACCTTAGGTGAGAAACCATATCTTCAAATCCCGGCCTAGGGGATCCAACCTTGGTATAAACATCGGTAAAAATTCTTTCACAACCAGCACGTTGTAAATTCTCTATTTGTAATTCCATTGATTGCTGGGGTGTGGAAATGCGAGCGTAGCCGATTTTCATTTATTCAATTTCCTTATTTTCGCTTTGATTCCACTTGGGATGTTCATTTGGATCTAAACGAAATTTAATCCATAGTACTTCTATTTTTACTGAATTGATTTCTTTAGTTAAATCAGTTCTGACTAGTTGAATTTCTTTAGTTAAATCAGTTCTGACTAGTTGAATTTCTTTAGTTAAATCAGTTTTTACTAATTGAATTTCTTTAGTTAAATTATCAAGTTTGTTATTTAAAAATAAAAAAAATACAATATTCAATCCTATTGAAGAAATAATTATTGTTAAGGTTTGAGTCCAATCCATATTCTTCCTTTTGTTAAGTCTATTAATCGATTTTTCCCATAGGTTAATTGAACCATTCTTTATTTACTATTTCTTTGACAAAAAACAATGCATTTCTTTCGTTCTCTTAAGTAAAAGTCTAATTTCTATCAAGGCGCCTTAATGGACTCTATAGATAAATTTTATTAAAATAATTATTACCTTTTTCGTGACATCAGAAAAATGGTTATTTTCTTGTTTACCTAATTAATCTTTTACTTTACTTTGAGCATAAATAACCGGACAACCAATTCTATGCGTTATGAATGCCCTTGTTGCTTCATGCAATGGCAAGATTCTGCTGAGCCATTAAATAATATATATCATCCCTTATGCTCTTTCTGTTCCATTCCCCATACGCAGAAAGAGCTTCTTAATTGGCAAGTGGATCATATCGATCACATTTCAGAAAAAAAACAACGTGTAGTTTTCCGGTACTTTTATAGGTTTGTCGAATTAGAACTTAAAACGTTAAAGGAAAAAATATATGACCTTACCAAAAATAGTCCCCCTCCCAACTGAGGAAAGAGAAAACTCATTTAAATATACTGTCACTATTTTTGATGGAGATGGATGGGCAGATGCGATTACTCACAAACCAATTCCATTCGATTTGGTAACAGTCCAAACAAATACTGGTAAAAAGGTAGCGGCTTGGTGGAATAAATTTAAATGGGAAGGTGTACGTCTTCGACCTGTGGATGAAATCTTAACTTGGAAGAGAAGGACATATGAGCATATTAGATAAATCCACTACAAAAAAAGTAGGAGCTTATGCCCTAGAATTAATGGCAAAAAAAGATGAAAAAATCAATCCAATTGAACTTCAACGCCAAATTCACAAAGGAAATAAAGGCCAAGACTCGTTCGAAAATCAAGTACTTACCGCCATTGGAAGAGGAAGAGATCAGCTCTCTGGAGATTTCTATGTTGTTGTACTTTTTAAAAAAGAGAGGCTTTTGCAAAACATTGTTAGACAGTATTTCTTTCCTAGAAAAAGTTGTCCAACACCTGAATATGATCAAGTAGTCTACAAATATCATAGAGATTCAGAAAAAATTGAGATGTTGTGGGTTATTCCCGACAAGCAGAGCACTCAATATTTACCTACAATTCGTTTCTGCCTTCCTCCAGAACAAACAGAATTACTTAATTTCATAGATGAATTCAATTCTGGAAAATTAGATCAATTGTGTGAAAAGCTTAACAGAAATCCATAATCTGTTTTAGGTAACTTGCATTTAAATCAGATCCATTTTAATTAATAAATAAAACAATGCTGTAACGCGATTCGCAATCGCAAGAGAGTAAATATGGCTACAGAAATTCAGAACGTAGCAGAAGAAATTCAGCAAGAGGAATTCGTTCAACCTCAAGACGCCCAAATTACTCAAGAGATTTCTCAAGAGCAATCTGAAGAAAATAGTAAAGACTACAACTTTAGGCAACTTAGAGAGACCAATAAACAACTTGAGTCAAGATTAAGAAAATCTGAAGAGATGTTAGAAAATCTGTCTCGTTCAAAGCTTTCTCCTGAAGAATCTGATGAGGATTTTAATATTGGAGAAGAAGATCTAGTTGAAGGTAAGCATCTTAAAAAGGTGATAGCCAGACTAGAACAAAAACTTCAAGCTAACGAACAAGCGCAAATTCCAGATCGTCTACGAAGTAAGTTTACAGACTTTGACCAAGTTGTCACAAAAGAAAATTTAGAAAAATTACAACAATCCGAGCCAGAGCTGTATAACACTATCCGAAGTGGGTCTGATCTCTTTCAAAAAGGCGTTGCTGCATATAAAACATTAAAATCTCTTGGAATAATAGATGAGCAGGAAAGTTATATGAAAAATAAAGAGATTGTACAGACCAATCATAAAAAACCAATTAGTGCGCAAGCAATAAAAGGGCAGGGAGCTCTTCATGAAGCAAATATTTTTGCCAATGGTTTAACTCCTGAATTGAAAAAACAACTTCAAAAAGAGATGTCAGAAGCAGCAAAAGCTCGGTAAATTAACCGAGGTAAAGAATGACAACTACTACGTCAGTATTACCGGCACCAGTCCAGCAAAGTTTTAGTTATAAACTACTTAGCGTTCCAGTGCCGTATATGATACATAATATACCTGCCATGCTAAAACAAATGCCCCGTAATGGTGGTACTACTCTTAGAATGCGTAGATATAATCCTTTAGCAACAGCTACTGTACCACTCGGAAATTCCGGTGTTACTCCTCCTCCTCAACAACTTACTGCAGTTAATATTGATGCAGTAATGGATTTCTATGGAACTTATATCATTTTGAATGAGCAAGTAACTCTTCAAAACCAAGATCCTGTTCTTAATGAAGCCGCTCAACGTCTTGGGGTTTCTCTTCGACAAACTGAAGATGAACTTACAAGAAATATGCTTGCTTCAACTGCTTCATCAATTAATGCAGTAGGCGGAACAAATGGAGACAATCCAACTAATCTTACTCGTTCAGATGTTGATACTGTTATTAGAACTTTAGCAGACAACAATGCTTACACAATTGCTGAGCATATAGAAGGAGAAGATCGTTTTGGTACAGCTCCAGTTCGTGATGCTTATTTTGCTTTAGGATCTACTCAACTTATTGGAGATCTAGAAGCAGTTCAAGGATTTATTGCAAAAGCTCAATATCCAAGTCAAATGCATACATTACGTCCTGAATGGGGTTCTGTATCGAACCTACGTTTCTTACTTTCTAGTATTGGAAGCGTGACCGCTAATGCATCTAATCTTGGAAATGACGTATTCAACATCTTTTGTGTTGGTATGGAAGCCTATGCAGTAGTCGAACAAGATGGGTATTCAGCTCAATTTATCTATAGACCACCTATTTATGATGGTCCTTTAGCTCTAAATGCGAGTGTCGGATACAAATTCGCACAAGTTCCTCGAATCACAAATGATGCATGGGTAATTAACCTACGCACAACACTAGCAACATAAGGAGGTAAAATATGTCTACAATAATTCAACAAGGCAGTTTTACTTCTGATGGAACTGCAAAACAATTAAATATTAGATCTGATGTCGATTGGATCGAAGTAGATAACTATACCCAACTAGCTACTCAACAAGCTACCGGTCGCGGTGTTATGTTTAGATGGCAAAGAGGTATGGCTGCTGGAACTGGTATAGAAATTAAAAAAACCAACTCTACTGATGCTTTAAATGGTGTCACGATGACTTCTGGTGGTTTTACTCTTCTAGACACTTCAGTTCAAACTCCTGGAGCACTTGTGGCTACGATTACTGCTGTATCAGCAGCTACTCCTCCAGTTGTAACAACAAGCGCTCCTCATGGATTAATTGCAGGTGATGTAGCTCGATTGATAAATATCACTGGAGCTCAACAACTTGGCGGTTATGA